CGGAGAGCTCTAGTTTTTCATCTCAAGCTTCCAATAGCAATTTTTCAGTCAGGGGGATTGAAAAATTACCTGGATACTCTGAAATCATCTCACATTGGAATATAAACAATTACTCCTATGAGTATTTGATGAAGGAGAATATTAATGATGAAACTATTTTTATGTACTTAGATCCTCCTTATGATATTAAGGATAATCTTTATGGAAAGAAGGGGTCTATGCATAAGGGATTTGATCATGATCGATTTGCAGAAGACTGTGATAAGTATAAAATCGATATGATGGTAAGTTATAATTCAGATCAATTAGTGAAGGATAGATTTAAGAAATGGGATCTTGCTGAGTTTGATTTAACTTATACTATGCGATCTGTGGGAGAATATATGAGAGATCAACAACAAAGAAAAGAGTTAGTGTTGATGAATTATGGTCCATGGAAGGAGAATAGACCACATATTCAATCTACTTTTAGTGGATGTTTTAATTATGATAAACTGAAAAAAGAAGGTCTAGCAGCATGAATAATTTTGCAAAAGAAATAAAAGAGGGGACGAAAAAATCTCACAGTATGGCAGAGAATACTGGATTTGTGTCTGGATTCTTAAGAGGAGTGGTTAGTGAAGATCAATATAGAAAACTTATTTCTAATTTTTATTTTGTATATCGTGCATTAGAAGAGGAAGTATATGGGTTGAGAAATCATCCTGTAGTTGGAAAACTTTATTTTCAATCTCTTGAAAGAGTTCCTGCATTGGAGAAGGATTGTGAATATTTTTATGGTTCTGATTGGAGAAATATTATTAGTCCTTCAGAAGCATGTCAAAGGTATGTTAATCGTATTCGTGAGGTAGCAGATGAAGACCCAGAACTTCTTGTTGGTCACCATTACACCAGATACTTGGGTGATCTCTCAGGGGGACAGATACTTAGAAACATTGCAGCAAAGTCTTTGGGTCTTACAGAAGGTTTGGCGTTCTATGACTTCCCAGAGATCACAGACTCTAAAGGATTTAAGGTATCATATAGAACGACACTTGACACATTGCCGATTACTACATCGCAGCAGAACTCTATAATAGTGGAAGCAAATTATGCATTTCGTCTTAATATGCATATGTTTGATGAATTGGAAGGTAATGAATTAAAATCTTTAGTGAAGATGATATGCGGTTTTATTAGGAGGAAAGGTACTGACACTTAAGTATCCTGGTAAAAGATGGTCAGCTGGTACAATATTACTTTTATTGTATTGGTTGTTAATGTTAGGAATGCTTATTAATGCTGGCGTTTATTATTATGACAGAACTGAAGGATTGGTTGAACTCCATTAATTTTACAAAAGAAGATTTAACAGAACATACAAAAGATTATCCTCCCTATATTGTTAATCGTTGTCTTAGTGGGCATCTTGATTGTGTGTTGTTTGCTAATGAAATGAATAAATATTCTTTCCTAGATAAAGACATGCAATATAGTTTTTATCTAAATACTCTTAGGAAAAAGAAGAGATTTTCTCCCTGGCTCCGTAAGGATAAAGTCACGGATCTCCAAAGTGTGAAACAATACTATGGTTATAGTAATGAGAAGGCTTCTCAAGCACTGAAAATTTTATCAAAACAACAACTGGAATTTATTAAACAACGACTTGATACTGGAGGATCGAAATGACTACTACGGTAGAACCTGAAGTAAAGTGGTCTCAGGACCAAATGGTGGAAGTACTTCTTAATGAACCTGATGATTTTCTTAAGGTAAGAGAAACTCTTACTAGAATTGGAGTAGCGTCTAGGAAGGAAAAGAAACTCTATCAGTCTTGCCATATTTTGCACAAGCAGGGCAGATATTATATTGTGCATTTTAAGGAGCTTTTTGCTCTGGATGGAAAAACTGCTAATCTTACACTTAATGATGTACAGAGACGTAATCGCATTACTCGTCTTTTGGCTGATTGGGGACTTATTTCAATAGTAAAACCCGATTCAGTATCTGATATTGCTCCACTTAATCAAATTAAAGTCTTGGCATATAAGGATAAAAATGATTGGGTATTAGAGCAGAAGTATAATATCGGTAAGAAAGGTAAGATACAAGAAGAGTAATGATGAATACTATATTATTAATTCTTCTAGTGATTGCTGCATATTTAAATTTGTACTTAACTCATGGTCGTAGAGGAAAACCGAAAAGATTTATGCGGTAAACCATATATCCTTTTTTAGCGTTCTGTGCTATAAATAAGTATGGATGCCTTCGGGGTCCACAAAACACAAACTCGCTTTTAAAGGAGCTACTATCATGGG